GCTGCCTTTCTAAGCATCCTTGCAATTAGCAAATCTCTGTCTTTAAATATTCCAAAGTTTGCATCTGCCATCATTAAGAATCCTACTTTATGAGTAGACATCCATTTAATATCTTCTTCTACTTGAGTAAGATCAAACTTTTTAATTTTATTCATCCATGTACCCCAGTCACAAAAAGTACAATGATGAGGACATCCTCTAGTAGACTCTACTAATGTAGCCCAGTGGTAGTTGGGATTATCTCTTACAATTTTATCTAATACTCCAGAACTATATGGACTCTCGTATGTAACTTCTTTTATTTGTTCTCTCTCGTAAATCTCTTGTATCTTAGAACCATTTTTAATTCTATTGAGAACATCAACAATAGGTTTTTCACCTTCTCCTAATACAACACAATCAATAAAATCATTCTCTATTAAACCTCTAGTTGCTTGAGGTCCACCAAATTCAATAATACAATCTGGAAATTTATTTTTAATTAGATTAGCAAGATATAAATTATATTGCTCATTCCAAATGTATGTACTGAATACACATAATGTTGGGTTGTTTATTCTATTTAAAATTTTATAAGGATCTTCTCTCTTAAATATTATCTCACCCAATTCAAAACCTTCTACATGTTTAGATGCATAACTCCATAGACATCCAGCAGCATATGGTAACCAATAGTTCTCTATGCCTTTTATGAATATTGCATGTTGTGGTTGAAAAAGATATACCTTATTCACATCTTTATTTGCCCTTGTTGGTATTTATTGCTAAATAGTTTAGCAAATTACTTGATAAAAGACAATGGATGAACTTTTAGATATGGTTGTAAATGATGCATCTGCGTCTGACATTACCGATAAAATCAAAGATATTTTATACACAAAATCTTCTGAGAGAATTGATGGAATGAAGCCTTCTGTACATGATTCAGCGTTTGCTCCACAAGCAGAAGAATCTCCTGAATCAGAAGAATAGTATAAATATATAATAAAGTGTTTTTTTGGTACAATGAAACTCATAAGAGAAGAGATTGAAAAGGTAGAAGTTATCACCGAAGCAGTTGGTGGTAAGAAGAATCTTTTCATTAAAGGTGTCTTCCTCCAGAGTGAAATGGTAAACCGTAATGGTCGGTTATATCCAATGAAGATTATGGAGAAAGAGGTTGGCAGGTATACTAAGGATTACGTTACTAAAGGACGTGCTCTTGGTGAATTGGGTCATCCCGATGGTCCTACCGTAAACCTCGATAGAGTTTCACACAAAATTACAGAATTGAAGCAAGAAGGCAACAACTTTGTTGGTAAGGCACAGATTCTATCTACCCCTATGGGTAAGATAACTGAGTCTCTTTTAAAGGACGGTGTAACACTAGGAGTATCTTCTAGGGGTATTGGTTCTCTAAGAGATTCTCCTAAGGGATACAAAGAAGTTGGTGAAGACTTCATGTTAGCAACTGCTGCTGACATCGTTGCTGATCCATCTGCACCTGACGCTTTTGTTCAGGGTATTATGGAAGGTAAAGAGTGGTATTGGGATAATGGTGCTTTACTTGAACGTGCAGCACATGAGACACGCAACCGAATTGAACGTGCGGTAGTCTCTAGGAACCTTGAAGAGAAGAAACTTGGATTGTTCCAAGACTTTCTCAATACATTATAGTTAATATAACTTAAATAACCAAATTTATAAATAAATATAGATTTCTACACAGCAAATCGGAGAAACTTCAAATGTCTAGTGACAAAAATTTACAGGAAATGGAAGCGGGCACTAAGCAATCCAACACTGCCGTGAATGCGAAAGCAGGAGCAGGGGATGCAATGCCCAAGTTAACAACAGGTGGAACGCCTCAAACTTGGGAAGATCTTGGTGGACCAGATCCTACAAACTACAAGCCAGATGATAATTCAGCAGCCCTGAAGACACCTGGTTCTACACTTAAGCAAGTTAAGGATGTAGTAACGAACCGCAAGGGTAAGAAAGACGGTGCATCAGGTAATGATGTAGGCGTTGGTAAAAAACTCGCAAACGTACCTGAGGAAGAAGAAGTGAATCTAGAAGCTGATCAGGAAGTTGTCGCTGAAGACGAAGTAGCAACTGATGAAGTTGTTGCTGAAGAGGAGACTACCGAAGAGGAAGTCGTTGCTGAAGAAGAAGCAACTGAAGCAGAAGAGACTGCTGAAGTCGTTGCTGAAGAAGAAGCAGTAGAAGAAGAAGAAGTAATTGACGTTGAAGAAGACGTTAAGGCACTTCTAGATGGAGAAGAACTCAGTGAAGAGTTCCAATCTAAAGCACGTACAATCTTTGAGGCCGCACTAAGGTCTAAAGTTGCCGAAGTTAAAGAGGCAATGGCAAAGCAGTACGAAGAGTCTTACGAGGAAAAACTCGTAGAAGAGGTAGATGCAATTCGTGGATCTATTACAGAACGAATTGATTCATACCTAGAATATGTCGCAGAAGAATGGGTCACTGAAAACCAGCTCGCAATCGAGTCTGGACTCAAGGCAGAGATGACCGAATCATTCCTTGCTGGCATGAAGAGTCTTTTTGAAGAACATTATGTATCAATCCCTGAAGACAAATATGATGTCCTTGAGAATATGGTAGACAAACTTGATGACATGGAGACCAAGCTCAACGAGCAGATCGAAAAGAATATCACATTGAACAAGAGACTTGCAGAGTCTGTTGCTCAAGAGATCTTCTCTGAAGTATCTGAAGGTTTAGCACTGTCGCAAAAAGAGAAGTTAGCTTCCTTAGCAGAGAGTGTGGAGTTTGAAAGTGACGAAGAATATCGTGAAAAATTGGAGACATTGAAGGAATCTTATTATCCTTCAAAGGGTTCATCTCCAAACAAAGCAAATACTGAAACCCTATCTGAAGGGGTTGACGTTGCTGATGGTGGTTATGCATCACAGTCAATGAACGCTTACCTTAAGACACTTTCAGGCATCGCTAAGAAGTGAATTTAAGATTATTTAATTCAAACATTTAAACACATTTAAGGAAACTAGCAATGTTTCAATCAGAAGCCTTGCAAGAGAAGTGGGCTCCAGTTCTCGATTATGATGGTCTAGATAAAATCGAAGATTCTCATAAGAGAGCTGTTACCGCAGTCTTGCTAGAAAACCAAGAACAATTTTTAAGAGAACAAACAGCATTCTCATCTGGAATGTTGACAGAAACACCAACCAACGCAGGTAATGCTGCTGGTGCTGGCGGTGGATTCGGAGCTGACGCTGATGCTGCAGGTCCTGTCGCTGGTTTTGACCCTGTTCTTATCAGTCTTATACGTCGTGCAATGCCTAACTTGGTGGCATACGATCTTGCTGGCGTACAACCAATGAGTGGTCCTACTGGACTTATCTTCGCAATGCGTTCACGCTACACTAATCAAAGCGGAACTGAGACCTTCTACAACGAAGTCGATACTGCATTCTCTGGTCAAGGCGATGGTCTTGATGAACCAGCAGGATTCTCTGACGGCGTTGCAGGTATGGGTACAACCTCACAAGCAGGTACAAACCCAGGTCTTCTTAATCCTGTTGGAACTGCTTCATCTACTGCCTACAACGTAGGTCAGGGTATGAAGACTGGAGATGCTGAGAACCTAGGAAATGGTACTGGCAACCAGTTCAACGAAATGGCATTCAGCATCGAGAAAGTTCTCGTTGAAGCCAAGTCAAGAGCTCTAAAAGCAGAGTACAGTTTAGAACTCGCTCAAGACCTCAAGGCGATCCACGGATTGAACGCTGAAGCAGAACTTGCAAACATCCTAAGTACAGAGATCCTTGCGGAAATTAACCGTGAAGTTATCCGTACTATCTACAAGGTTGCTGAACAAGGTGCTGCTGCTAACACTGCGACTGCAGGTGTCTTTGACTTAGACATCGACAGTAATGGTCGTTGGTCCGTTGAGAAGTTTAAAGGTCTCTTATTCCAGATCGAGCGTGATGCTAACGCAATCGCACAAAGAACTCGTCGTGGAAAGGGTAATGTAATCATGTGTTCTGCTGACGTTGCATCTGCATTGTCAATGGCT